GGAGCGCCCAGCTACACTTATTTATCTTCATATTTATAGCATAACTAATAGGCTTTACTTTGAGAAAACGTTATAAAGACTCGATTCATAACCCCTTAGTGAATCAAATGTACTTGTGTCATCTAACTAAGGAGGACGTATGTAACGCTCTTAGATGCGAAAGAAACACCCTTAAAGGATACATTCTTAATCCAATGCCAATTCGCTTAGATCATTTAATTGTTTTAGCTGGCTTGTTTGGGATGAGTTGTGAGGAACTTGTCTTTATCCTTTTAAGAAATAAGAAATCCGTTTCTAAAGAAGGTAAATGGTATATAGAAGGAATAAGAAGTAAATATGAAGATAAATAAGTGTAGCTGGGCGCTCCCTCCGCTGCGCGTTCGGAAATGAGCGCATTATTTATTAAAATACCATTCATTAAAATTAATTAACATAGGATTACATAATGGGAGTATTTTAATATCTTCATTTATTAAAATATTGACTTTGCCGGCTATATTTTTATAAGGCTGCAAAGTTTTAATATAATAACTCTCAATATTCATTGCTTCGATTTGTGTATCACATAAAATATACTGAAATTCTATATAATCAAATCCAAAACAATTATTAAAGTAGGACCGGCGAACACGATCGAACAAATTTTGAGAATATCCAATATATTGACACCTGTTTAATGTGTTGAATTTATATACCCCCGTTTGATTTTTAAATAATGAATAATGCCTTGCAAAATCTGTATTACCGCTATCCTTTATAAATTCGTTAAACTCCTTATATGCGTTAATTCGTACAGGTTGCCCCGATTGCGTCAATATCGTTTCAATCCTACTTTTAAATACTATTCCCATTCTGCAAATATAGTAATTATCAATTAAATGATCTATCCCGCCAAAATCCACCTTTCAAAATACACATTTTGCACAATAAAACAATTAATTTGATAAAATAATCAAAAACAATTGCCTTTAAAACACCCGTAAACATTAGCAAATTAAAAATAGTTTATTTTTATTGCATTTATATTGAAACTTTATATATCTTTGTGCCGTTCAAGTATTCAGAATTACATTTTTAACTAACTATTTAAAACACTACACAAATGAAAACGCTAACAAATTCAGTATCTTCTACTAGACAGCTATCAGCTAGAGAACGAGCTATTTTGGCAGCGCAGGGAAAACTTAAATAATAAACAGGATAGATATAACTATCCATAACATAGGGTTATGGGTTGCTATAACTACACATAACAGATCTAGAACATAAGGGCCTAAACCCCCACATAACTAAGATCTAACAGGACATACCATGGCTGCAGTATTTGCAAGTTCGTCTAACCAAGTTGCCGCTCTTAAAGAGCTTTATACCGATGACAAAGATTACATGAAAGACCTAGTCTATAAAGAGAACCCTTTCTTGGCTCTAGTGCCAAAGAATGAGTCTCCAGACGGGTTCGCAGGTAAGTACATTCCAGTTCCTTTGGAATATGGAACCCCACAAGGTCGTTCCCACACGTTCTCTAATGCTCAGAACCAACAGACAGCAACGTCTTTGGCTAGCTTTTTCGTGTACGTGATCTCTGACTATCAACTAATCACTATCACCAACCTCTTGATGGAACAGACAAAAACGAATGCTGGCGCTTTCGTTGATGCTGCTAAGCTTCAAATGGATGGTGGTTTCAGAAACTTGACCAACAACATCGCATTTGAATTGTTCAATTCAGGAACTGCTACCCGCGGTATCAGCTCTTCTGCTTCTACACAGAGCGGAACGACTGTTGGTGGAACAGTATTGCCTCTTACCAATGCTCAACAGATCGTCGCATTCGAAGTTGGAATGCTTTTGGTTGCTTCTGCAACTGATGGTGGAACTCCTTCAAGCGACACTGTTACAATCACTTCAGTTAACAGAGCTACAGGCGTTGTAGCAGGAACAGCTTCTGCTGGATCTCTCTCTGCTAACTGGGCTATTGCAACTGGATCTGCTTATTTGACCATCGCTGGAGACCTTCCATCCACCGGTGCTTCTAACACCAGTTCTTATTTGGCTCTTTCAGGCCTTGCAGCTTGGATTCCAACGACCTCTCCTGCTAACAACGACAGTTTCTGGGGTGTTAATCGTTCTGCTGACCCCACTCGTTTGGCTGGTTTGAGATACAATGCTCAAGCTTACACCATCGAAGAAGGTATCACGAACGCTCTTGCATTCGGAAACCGTGAAGGTGCTAAGTTCGACATCTGTATCATGGACTTCGCTTCTTATGCTGCTCTCGTGAACAGCTTAGGCGCTAAGGTTCAATCAGTACGTTCAAGTTAATCATGATGAAGTTGAAGTAGCTTTCGAAGGTATCACCTTCCAGAGCGCTTACGGCCGAATCACTGTACTTGCTGATCGTTCTTGCCCTCCTCAGACTGCTTATTGCTTAACCATGAGCACTCTGAAACTTCGTTCATTGGGTAAGGTCCCTCATATTTTAACGTATGGAATGGAAGGTCTCGAGGGATTGCGCGTAGGCAATGCTGATGCTCTCGAAATCAGAATTGGCTACTATGGCAATTTGATCTGCAGTGCACCAGGTTGGAATATGGTAGTACAATTAACCGCTTAAGTCATTTAATTAGATAAAACGTTATGTTTATGAGCCGAGACCAAAAATCTCGGCTCTTTTTTTGTCTTAAATTCTTACATATGGAATAGAAACCTATTGACATTTTTTAAAATAAGATTTAAATTATAAGTTAACGGACTTCTTTAATCACGTTGTAAAGTCGAAACAGTCCAGCCGGTATCAAATCCGGTCTGAGATAAAATAAAGGCGTGGGTGTAGAGCTTAATCACCGTAAATTCGTGTGGCCCGCGCTGATTTTTTTAATGCCACCCAATGTCTTGATCAGAGTACCTCTCACCTAACTTAATCACGAATCCAAACCTATCATCCCTACCATTTAGTATGATTTCTTTAGCATCTTGAAATCCTGCTTTATATGCATCTAGAACCTCTTTAGAAGGTATGCCTTTTCT